CAGGCTTGGAGTTGATTCGTTAGATCAGCTAACAAAAAAGGAATTAAATCTTTTGATTAGCAACGTAACAAAGCTAAATAAAAAATACCAAGCTGCAATCGTAAAGGATCTTGATAAAGATCTGCGAAAGTTGGCAAAGGATGATGCGATTTTTGAACGTCAAACTATCAACTCTTTTTTAGTTACTGGCAATGCAGCCTCGGCAGCAAACTTGGCTTATGCTGCAGCTATAGCTTCACCTATTAGCGCAACTGGCGAACTGCTAGAGCCATTTATAAAGAACTGGTCTAGGACAAGGGTAACACAAGTCAGCGGAGTTATTCGCAAGGGATACAAGGAGGGGCAAACTCTAAGCCAGATGACGCAACTAATCAGAGGCACAAGGGCAAACAATTTCAAAGACGGGCTAACCTCTTTGCAAACAAGACAAGCACAAGCAGTAATCAGAACAGCGGTGCAACATGTTAGTGCTACTGCTAGGATGCAGACTTGGGAGGCTAACAAGGATATAGTTAAAGCATACAAATGGCGTTCCACATTAGACGGGAGGACAACGCAAAGATGCAGAAGCCTAGACGGCTTAGAGTTTGAAATGGGGCGTGGACCTATGCCCCCTATTCACATTAATTGCAGATCAACAATTAACTTTGTGTTAGATGAGGCTTTAGGTTTAGGCGATTTAGATAAGGGGGCTACAAGATCAGCACTAGGCGGGGAAGTTCCAGCAAAGCAGACTTATTACGATTGGCTAAAAACCCAGCCTAAAGACTTTCAAAGATCAGCAATCGGAAAGCAAAAAACGACTTGGCTAAATGACGGAACTTTAAACTCTGAGCAATTCGCAAAGCTGAATCTTGATAAGAATTTCAAACCCTTATCGTTAGATCAGATGAGAGAAAAAAGAGCAATGATGTTAAAGTAATGGAATTAAGTAATACAGCAAAGAACAGCGTAACCAATGATCTGTTAATCAGCAAAGCCTCTAACGAAAGTTATCGTAAGGGCTATGATAGAATCTTTGGAAAGAAAACAATCTCTGGCAAGTTGCCAACAGAACAAAAAACAAAAACCAAACAAGGAAAATAAACCTATGAAATTAAACGTAAATGCAGAAGAATACGAATTGTTAGATGATGCTATTAAATCCGAATACAAGCAGGGTGCAAATGGCTATGAACTAACAGTTGACGGCTTAGAAGATACTGGAGCTTTGAAACGTGCTAAAGAGCATGAGAAAGAAAGACGGCAAAAAGTAGAATCAGAGCTTAAAGAAATCAAAGACCAACTAACACTTAAAGAGGATGAAATTATTGATCTCCGCAAGGGTGCTGTTAGTAAGGATGATGTGGATGCTTTAGAGCGTTCTTACAAAGAGAAGCTTGAGAAAAGCGAGAAGGAATATACTGGTAGAATCAACGATGCAGAAGGTTCTTTACGTTCTATGCTAGTTGACAACGTAGCTTCCAAAATCGCTAACGAAATTTCAACAGTTCCCGATCTTATGAGCGGGGCAATTTCTGCTAGACTAACAACTGAGATAGTTGACGGAAAAGCAACGACAAGAGTTTTAGATCGTGATGGGAAGCCATCCGCTCTAACAGTTGATGAGCTAAAAAAAGAATTTGTTGCCAACGAGAAATTTTCCTCTATTATCGTGGGTAGTAATGCTAGTGGGAGCGGTGCAATCGGTAGCGGTAATGGAAGCGGTGCTTCTAAGAAATTCAGCGATATGTCGGAAGCTGATAGAGTATCTTTATATAAGGACTCTCCAGATGACTATCGCAAACTTCGTGATCAAGAGCAAACACTTGCTCAATGATCTAACAAAAATCAAAACTAACTAATAAAACATTATGGCTAACGTCCAACTATCTGATGCTATCATTCCACAAGTCTATCTTGACTACGTGGCTAACGATAGCCCCGAAAAAACCGCTTTCATCGAAGGCGGCATTGCAGTAACTAACCCCGTGCTAGGTCAACAGGCTAACAGCGGTGGCAATGTTGTAGAGATTCCACATTGGAATGACCTCGCAACTGATGAACCTAACATTGGTGATACTACTGACAACGATGCAACTCCTTACAAGCTAACCTCTGGCAAGCAAACTGCCCGTGTAGCTTATCTTAATAACGGCTGGGCAGCCAAAGATCTTGTCGGAGAAATCGCTGGCTCTGATCCTATGCGACGCATCCGTGACCGCACTGATCGCTATTGGATGCGCTCTTGGCAGAAACGCCTTCTTGCTTGTGCTGAAGGTATCCAAGCGGGTAACGTAGCAGCTAACAGTTCTGACATGGTAAATGATATTGCCATTGAAGACGGAGCTAACGCAACTGCAGCTAACCTTATCGGACGTTCTGCAGTAGTTGAAGCAGCTTTCACCCTTGGAGATTCTTTCGGATCTACTGGAGTAATCGCACTTCACTCTGCAGTTTATAAGCGTCTCGTCAACCTTGATGACATCGACTTTGTAGCTGATTCCTCTGGCACTCTTAATATTCCTAGCTACCTCGGTAAGCGTGTTGTCATTGATGACTCTATGCCTGTAATCGCTGGTGGAACTTCTGGTTTCAAATACACCACCATGCTTTTCGGTGAAGGTGCTATTGGATACGGAATGGGAACACCTGCAGTTCCAGTTGAGGTAGATCGTGATCCAGCAAAAGGTGTTGGCTCTGGTCTTGAAACTCTTTGGGAGCGCAATACATGGTTGATCCACCCAAGTGGATACAACTTCACTTCTGCTTCTGTAGCTAGTGAGTCTCCAACTCTTGCAGAGCTTCGCACTGCAGGAAACTGGACACGGGTATTTGATCGCAAGAGCATCCCTATTGCTTTCCTTGTTACAAACGGCTAAACCCTTTGTTAAGGTTTGGGCGGGGAGTGTTTACGGTTCGCTCCCCGCCCTCTTAACTAACAGAAACCGAAAAATATTATGTCAGATAAAAACAAAGCATGGACTCCTAGCGACAAGCAAGAAGCTCCAAAGAAAAAAGCAGCGAAGAAAGCTTCAAAGACTGAAGGCAAAAAAGCTAAAGTTGACGGGCTAAATGCTGATGGAAATATTGCGGGGGAAAGAGTATCTTTCGAGCAAATTCAGCAAGGCATGAAGAAGCAATCACAGCCAGTAATTGAACGCTCTAGTAAGCGCAAACGATAACTAACAGATGGCTTTAATTATTGAAGATGGAACGGGCGTGGATAATGCCAATTCTTACATAACAGTTGCAGAGGCTAGAGCCTTTGCTTCTCTTAGGAGTTTAATCCTTCCCTCTAGTGATTCAGAGGTGGAGGTTTTAATAGTTAAAGCTTTCGATTATTTAGAATCGTTAGACTACAAAGGCAATCACGCAAACCCTCCGCAATCAGCGGAGTTCCCAAGGCGTGATTTATATTTGCAGGGGGTTCTATTTTCAGAGTCACAAATACCTTATAAATTAAAGCAAGCGCAATCACAGCTAACTTATGAAGCTGTTAATATAGACTTGCAGCCAACAGGAAACGGCAAGGAAGTAATAAAAGAAAAAGTTGACGTTGTAGAAGTGCAATATTCAGAGAAAGGAATCAATGTTGCTAGACCTACATTTACAACTGTTAATTCCTTCCTAAAAGATCTGCTTAAAAGCGGGTTGTCTAGTGGGCATCTTATAAGCACAAGAGTCTAACAATGTCAGAGTTTTATACAGGATTAGCAAATACAGCCAATGTTCTTTTGAAGGACAAGGGGCAAGCAATCACTGTAAGAAGAGAAATAGAATCATATGATCCTATCACGGCTGAAACTATTCTAACACAATCTCTAGTTCAAACTTTGAATGGTGCTGTATTCAGCAAATCAAAAACAATTTACGATAACTCCTTAGATGAAGAAAAGATTTTAGGTAATACTAAAACTGTTTTGCTCTCAACTGTAGGATCTCAATTTGTTCCAGAAATAAACGATAAGGTAACTTTCGGGAACAAAGAATGGCTTGCCTTTGGGGTAAGCAAACTAGCCCCGTCTGGAACTGATGTGATTTACAAACTAGGGATAATGTTCTTAGGTAATGTTTCACTAGAAATAGACAACGGATATTTACAGCCAGATGGAATTAGCTTCTATCTAAATGCCTTGGGCGAATACTACCTATCACCAACAATCTAACAAAAAATCTAATGCCAAATTATACAGTATCCCAAGACATTGATGACTTCATGAAGTCAGATGATGATTCAGCAG